GAATTATTTTCCTCACAAGTTTGCCACTGAANAGAAGACCCGTNCAAACTGTTGCCTCTGCGGGGCGTAAACAGNAAGGACGCAAAACAGTGAAGCTCACCCGCTCACAAGTGGCTATTGCCAAAAAACTAGGGGTGCCACTAGAAGAATACGCAAAATTCGTGAAGGAGTAAAAAAATGAATGAAAAAATAGAAAGAACCTCACGCGTGTCACAAGAGAATAAGCCNAAAAGGAATAAACCTTGGACACCNCCATCAAGTTTAGATGCACCCCCTGCACCGAAAGGGTACAAGCACAGATGGATTAGAACTGAGTTTATGGGAGCCCAGGATACTGGTAATGTTTCTAAAAAACTCAGAGAAGGATGGGAATTTGTAAGATCCGAGGAGGTTATAAACCAAATTGGTGATCACGACTATCCAGTAATCCAGAATGGCAGTTACAAGGGGTTAATCGGGGTTGGTGGCCTTGTGTTGGCAAGGATACCTGAAGAAATTGTTGAGCAACGTAAAGAGTATTTTAAAAAAATAACCTCTGACCAAGTTAAAGCCGTTGATCAAGACATTCTAAGGGAACAACGACCGGAGATGCCTGTTAATGTTGATAGGCAGTCTCGTGTAACTTTTGGTGGTGGTCGTAAGTCATAGTTTTTTGATAAAAGCCATCGCGGTAAGTAATTGTTTAATAATAACGCCTAATTAAGGAGATTACATATGGCAAACGTAAGTGAAAAATTTGGTCTAAGACCTTATAAGTCACTCAATGGTGCTCCGTGGAATAACGCTCAGAATAGGTATACTATTGCAAGCAATTATGGAACAGCAATTTTCCAAGGTGACTTGGTAATTCCAACTGCAGCAGGTAACATTGAAAGATATGTTGTTACTGCAAGTAGTGGTGCTGTTAAACCCATAGGTGTGTTCAATGGTGTATTTTACACTGATCCTACTACGAAGAAACCAACTTTTAGTAACTTTTATCCTGGCAGTGTTGCTGCTAGTGATATTGTTGCTAATGTGATTGATGATCCTAACACGTTGTTTTTAGTTGATTCAGACGAAGCTATGACAAGAGCAGGTCTGTTTATTGGTTACAAAACAACTAACGTAACAGGAAACACAGCAACCGGCATATCTAAAGTACAACTTGATACAAGTACTGCAGATTCTACTAATGCAATTCCATTGCAAGCAGTAGATATAAGCCAAGATGTTAACAATGAAGATACTGCCTCAGCAAATACAAATGTTGTGGTAAGAATTCAAAACCATTTTCTGAATCCGCCATCAGCGGCTGCAGATACTGGCATATAGGGAGATAAAATATGGCTATTTCAAGATCACAATTGGTCAAAGAGTTAGAGCCGGGTTTAAACGCTCTCTTTGGCTTAGAATATAATAAATACGAAAACGAACATGCAGAAATCTTTGATACAGAAGCATCTGATAGAGCTTTTGAAGAAGAAGTAATGCTTACCGGTTTCGGAAGTGCTCCAGTTAAAAACGAGGGTGCAGCGGTTACATTTGACCAAGCATCTGAATCTTTTACTGCGAGATACACTCACGAAACTATTGCAATGGCATTTGCTATTACAGAAGAAGCAATTGAAGATAATTTGTACGACAGATTAGCTGCACGATACACAAGAGCACTTGCTCGTTCAATGGCAAACACTAAGCAGGTAAAAGCTGCTAACGTACTTAATAATGCCTTCAACTCTAGTTTTGCTGGAGGAGATGGTAAAGAATTATGTGCGACGGACCACCCAATTGCAACAGGTGGAACATTTGCTAATGAATTATCTGTAGCTGCAGATTTATCAGAAACTTCTTTAGAGCAGTCTCTGATTGACATTTCTGCATTTGTAGATGAAAGAGGATTAAAGATTGCTATGCAAGGAGCGAAGTTGGTTATACCAAAAGAACTTCAGTTCACTGCAGAAAGAATCTTAAAAACTCCACAAAGAGTTGGTACTGCAGATAATGATATCAACGCTATGGCTAACATGGGAATGATNCCACAAGGNTATAGAGTNAATCATTATTTAACAGATACTGATGCTTTCTTTATTATGACGGATGCTCCTAACGGCATGAAAATGTTTGTTAGAAGTCCAATTAAAACTGCTGTTGAAGGCGACTTTGACACAGGTAACGTAAGATTTAAGGCAAGAGAGAGATATTCATTTGGTTTCTCTGATCCTAGAGGAATTTTTGGTTCTCCAGGAGCTGCTTAAATATTTATTGTTAAAGTTAAGAAGGGGGACTTACGAGTCCCCTTTTTTATTGTATAATATATTTACCAAGATAATATTAATTGTAATGTAGACTGACTTGGCAGACAAACCTAGAGGACTACATTATACAACTAGGAGAAAAAAATGGCAGGTGTACATTTTACAGGACCAATTCTTTTCGCAGGAAAAAACAATGAAAAGAAATGGTTTGAAAATTTACCAATTGATAAAAACCCAGACTATGTAGTTTATTTTGATGACTTTGATAGAATCGGATTTGATTCTAACACAGGTCACAGATGGACTGTTGTAAAAGATTCAGGCGCGTCTGTGGCGATTGCAGCAGATCAACTTAATGGTTTGGCAAACTTAAATTCAACAGCAACTACTGATAATGATGGTGCTTCAATTCAAAAGAATGAAATCTTTCAGGTACAAGCTAATAAAGATTTGTGGTTTGAAACAAAAGTAAGAACATCTGATGTAACTGACACTGATCTATGTTTTGGTTTNACAGTTAATTTNGCATCAAATCCNGAAGCTATGCTTACAGCTGCAGACAGGATTGTGTTTCAAAAAGATGATGGAGATGCATCACTTATTTGCAAGACTGAAAAAGACGGCACAGAAACTTCAACAGATTCTGGTATTGACATGGAAAACGATACAGATGTTATATTAAGTATTCGTTGTCAAAGCACAGGTAAGGTTGATTTTTTTGTTAATAGAAACTTAGTTGCAACTCATACAGATAATATTCCCAATGATGAAATTTTAACAATAGGGGCAATGTCTATTTCAGGTAATGCTACTGGAACTAAAGTCACATCACTTGATTATATGTTTGCTGCATCTGATAGATAGGAGTAAATTATGGGTTTACAATTACAAGTCAAAACTTTTGTACCTGTAGCAGCTTCCACTACGGCATTGGGGGCGGCTCAGACTGTATCAGGCGCGGCTAATTTCACCCTTACTTCTGCTGCAACAAGTGGCACTTATGCAAACGCTAATACTGCTCCAAAAGTATCTTTCACATCAGGTGCTAATATATCAGGTGTTGATTTTACTGTAACTGGCACAGATGTTAATGGAGATGCACAAAGTGAAGTTATTGCAGGACCAAATGCTAATACTGTGTTTACTACTTTGTTTTACAAAACAGTAAGTCAAGTAGCAACTGGGGCAAGTGTTGGAACTAATACTTCTATAGGTCACTCAAATCATGTGACTGGAGTAATTTTTGCCGGTAGAACGAGAGTTAAAGGAATGCAGATTACGACAGGTGGAACTATTGACACTATTGCATTTAAAAATACTTCGCCAGCAGGGACAACTCTATTTTCTTTTCTAGTTGCTACAACTACTAAAGATTATATAGAGCCTTACATTCCTGACGATGGTATTTTGTTTAATGCAGGAGCTTATGTTGATATACCTGCAGGTTCTGCAGGAAGTGCAACAGTCTATTATGGATAACTATGTTTTAGATTTATTAGGTCTAAAGGCAGGAGGTATGCCTGCTCGTAATAAAAAAAATTACAGACCTACTAAATCTGGAGCCGGAATGACTGAAGCAGGGGTGGCTTCTTATCGTAGAAAAAACCCTGGTTCTAAATTAAAGACGGCAGTCACCGGCAAAGTTAAGAAAGGCAGTAAATCTGCTAAAAGAAGAAAATCATTTTGCGCTCGTTCTGCGGGACAAGCTAGAATGCACAACATAAGTTGTAAAAAAACACCTAACAAAAGAATTTGTCAAGCAAGAAGGAGATGGAAATGTTAGATATTATAAAAAATAAATGGGAAGTAATAAAAACTTTCTTTAAAGCTAATAGAGATTTTGTTATAATAGCTTTATGTATTTATGCAATACTCTCTTTAATTTTTTAATAAGTTCACTTATTAATATTTGTATTTATTATTATAGGTATTGTATTAGGCACTGGAGCTTTGTTATATTACCCAATAGATAGGTTACATTATGCAATTATCCGCAAATTTCACTTTAGATGAAATGACTAAAAGTCAAACTGCAACTCGTTTGAGCATTAACAATCAACCTGCAAAAGAAGAGATTGAAAATATGCGTCAACTATGTGTGCATATTTTACAACCTGTACGTTCATTTTTTGCAAAACCAATAATTATATCATCAGGGTATAGAAGTCCTGAACTTGAGTGAAAAAATAGGATCTTCCTCAAAATCACAACACTGTAAAGGCATGGCTGCTGACATTGAAATTATGGGAGTGTCTAATAAAGAACTTGCAGACTGGATACACAGAAGTTGTAACTATGATCAATTAATTTTAGAGTTTCATGATATGGAAGAACCCAACTCTGGGTGGGTTCATGTTTCTTATCAAGGAGAGGAATGTAGGTTTCAATATTTACGAGCTTTTAAAGATGAAAATTTAAAAACAAGGTATATACCATGCCAATGACACGAGCTTCAATGAGCAAACAAATAACACTTGGCCCTTCAAAAAGAAAGAAGAAAAAGGTAGTGTCTAGAAAGAAGACAAAAAGAGTGGTAGTATAAGGTATGTTATTAACAAAACACATCATACGATTTAAAGATGACTATT